GTCCAGTTACCAGAGCCAGAAGTAAAGACTTGCGACTGACTTTTGCCACCACTAAAGAATTGAGACAAATTACTCATTACATAAATCCCCCTATATGAAAACCCAACCGCGCGTCGAGTCCGCGTACATCAGCTCGACCGCAGCGTTCAGGGTGTCGATCGTCAGATCCTCGGCCAGGCCCTCGATGTTCAAACCGTTGCGCCCCACCACGCAGGTGGTCGTGCCGCTCAGGTTGCTGACACCGACCCAGTCGCCAGCCGCTGGCGAGGCCGGCAAGGTCAGCGTCAGAGACGCGGTCAGCACGTAGTTGGTGCCCGACGTTGCGCTAGTGTTGGTGCTTACAACCGAGACGTTCTTCCGCGGGTTCGACAGCGTGAAGGTGCCGTAAGCGACCATGTCCACAATGTCGCCGGCGGCCAGGCCCGAGGCGAACACCACCGTGGAGCCGTTGGTCGCGGTGAAGTCGGTGCCGACCAGCTGCTTGACGCCGTTCAGGTACACGTCCACATAGCCCACGTTGTACGTGATGGAGAAGCTGGTCTGCCCGGCCGTGGCGGTGTAGGTCTGCCGTTGCGAGGTGCCGTTTACCACACCGCTGGCTGCTTGCCAGACGCTGCCGGTGTAAACGCGCATCTCAGGGATGGTCGTGTTCCAGTACAAAGCGCCAGTCAGTAGCGCGTTGCCGTCGTTGTCCACTGCCGGATCAGATGCCTTGGCGCCCAGGTAGCGATCGTCAAAAGAGTCATACGACGCAGCTGCAGACGCCGCTGAAGAAGCCGCCGAGGATGCGCTGCTTGAAGCATTCGACGCGCTGGTCGCTGCAGCAGCTGCTGACGCCGCAGCCGAGGTGGTCGTGCCAAACAGCGAATCGATGTAGCTCGAGGTGTAGGCGTCAGTGATGCCGTACCCGGCCAAAGTAGTCGGGTTGGAACCGCCAGTCACCCGGCCGTAGATATCAACCGTCACCGACTTGTAGGTGCTGGCCGTCACGCCAGTGGCCGCCAGGTCGATATCATCAGCGCCCACCACAATGCGTGAGCTTGAGGCAGTGTTGACGTTGAGCGTGTTACCGGTCTTGGTCATCCCGGCGCCGGCGCTGATCTGCCCAGCGCCCGAGAACTGCGTCCAGGTCACTGCAGTGCTGCCTAACGTCCCGCCGGCAGTCACCGTGCAGATGTAGCCGCTGTTGGCGTTGTTTGTGCCCTGCTCGATAAACGTGAACGCCGCGACCAGCTCGTCCCAGGCGTCTGCGTCGGATGCGCGCGACCAGGCGCCTGCCGCGCACACGTAGATGCCGTTCTGTGCCGCGGCGCTTTGATCCTTCACCAGCACCCGCTGCCCGGCGCTGACCGACACGCCGTCGATCGTTTGTGTTCCGCTTAGTGTGATGTTGGCCGTGGTGGCCACTAAGCAAGAAGCCTTGGCGTCAATGCCTTGGGCCACGCTGTCCACGTAGGCTTTGGTGGCCGCATCGGTGTCAGTAGTCGGCGTGCCGAGCGCTGCGATCTTGGCTCCCGACATGTTCAGCCCGTTGGTGACGACCGCGTTGTAGAAGGTTGACGTGCCGCTCGCTGCGGTCACGTTGCCGGTCACGTTGCCAGCAACCCCACCTGTTGCGGTAATCGCACCAGTCACAGCCAGCGTCGAGCTGAGGGTGACCGCGCCCGTCGCGCTCAATGTGCCGGTCACGGCCGCGCCCCCCTGCGCGTTAAAGGTCTTGCCGGTAGGCACCGTGACGCTTGAGGCCGTCATCTGAATGACTGGCACGCCAGTGATTACTAGGGCCGCGTTGCCAGTGCCTGACCGGTACAGGCCAGAGTTGGTTTCGTTTGTAAACGCTAGGCCTGGGGCTGAAACGGTGCCATCAGCAATGCGAAACGGTGCCAACATTCCACCGGCGCCCGTGCGCGACAGCGAGTTAGTGATCTCGTTAGCCAGATCATCCATTGTGTTGTTGGCCCACGACGCCTGGATCGTCGTGCCAGGCACCACCGGGTTACCGGCGGGAAGCGAATAAGTTCCTGATCCGTTGCGTGGCATGTTGCTTTCTCCTTAATCGCCCATCGAGGCCCCATACGCACGCAACGCGGGAACCAGGTATTCGTTTCCACGGCGGCGAACAAAATCTTGCCATCCGTATTTTCCCATCAGTAGGTTTTGGCCTGTCTGCGTACCAAGCAGCGCGGTCGCTCCCGCGTCCATGCCCATCATTGGCAAACCGAACCCACTGACCAGCATCAGTTTTTCTGCAGTACCTGGGCCCACTTCAGGCAGCGTGTTGCCGTAGACCTGCTGCGCCGTCAGCGCCTGTTGCTGGCCTGGTGCCGTGCCGCGCGAAAACGCTGCCTTGTCGGGTGACTTGTCGCGCGCACGGATTGCGTTGAGCTGCTGGCCAGGTGTCACCATCCCGCCCTGCTTTTGCGCGCCCAACATGCTCGAGGCGCGGCTGATGGTCTTGAACTTGGCGTAGGCCTTGTTGATCTCATCAGCCTGGGCCGCCACCTCTGGTGGCAGACCACGCGAACGCAGCGATTCAATCGCAGACCGCACCGCAACCAAAGCTTCGGCCTTCTCGCCGTTGCCGCTCTTGTACGCGGCCGTGATCGCGTTGTTGATGTCGTCCAGCGCTTTCTTGACGTTGCCGTGTGGGACCACCTCGCGACCGAGCTCCACCGTCTCGGTGATCGGGGTCATCATCTTGGAGCTCACCAAACCCTTGCCGACCGGCTGGCCGCCCTGGCGCGTAACCGTTGGCGACACCAAGCCAAAGAGCGTGTCCTCAACCTTGCGCACTGCACCGGCAATATCTGCCGCGCTGCCGGGCAAGTAGGCCTCAGAATCCTTCACAATGCCCTTGAGCTGCGAGGTGAAGGTCTGATCCACCGGCACGCCGCGCGTGCCGTACAAGGCCCCGTAGGCATCGTCAAAGCGCTTGGAGAGCTCGCGCAGTCCTTCGCTACCGACTGCCGTGACTGGCTTGTCGTATTCGAAGCGCAGCACGTTTCCAGCATCATCGAGCACCGGCATCGGCGGCGTGGCCTCACGCATCAGGATGCGGTTCCACGACTCAATCCCGGAACGCTCTTGGTTTTTGATGAGGTCGCCAGCCATCGGCAGCGCCCGCGCCCGCTCGGCAATCGTGCGCACGATCCGGCCGCTGCGGTTGCCATCATCAAGCGCCTTCCACATCGGGACGTTGGCGCCCTGGTCCATCAGCTCTCGCGCCGCCGGCGAAACACCAGGCGACACCAGGCCGCCAAGGGTGCGGGTAAGCACGCGGCCGCCCGCTTCACCTAATCCAGCACCAAGCGCGCCGCTTGCAGCTGCAGTTCCGCGATCTTCCGGCGCTAGCGCGGCCGAGGTCACGCCGCCGGCGATTGCCGAGCTGGTGATCGGCCCGCGCAGGAATTGCATTGCCCGGGGTAGGTACTTGGCCCCCGCAACAATCGCCTGCTGACCACGAATTGCCGGGGCTGCGGTCAGTGCCACATCGCCGGCGATATTGCCGACGGTCGCGGCCGTGTCGCCCTGCTTTACAAACGCCTGGCCTTGCTCGAGCAGTGCCTTGTCCTCGGGCGTCAAGTCGGTAACCATGCCTTTTAAGCCCATTGCAGCTCGGTCCAAGGCTACCTTGGCGCCGCCCAGGCCACGCATGAACGTGCCCATTTGTCCGACGTCCTGGCCCGCGTATGCGTTGGCCTGTGCGCGCTCTTTTTGATTGCGCACTTCGCCCAGGTCCTGCGAGGCGAGCTTGCGCTCGAGCTCCTCAAGCCGGCGTAGTTCTTCGAGCTCCTGGCGCGGGTCCATTACTGTCTTCCGTGCTTAGCGCGCAAGCGGTCAAGCTCGGCCTGTTCAGCTGGGCTGAGGCCCCCAGGGCCTTGGCGAGATTGACCAAACTGGGGCGCAGCAAACGGTCTGTTGACGTTGATCTTGCCGCCCTGCTCCATGTAGCGTTGTTTGACGTCTTGCCCAAATCCACCAGCGACGTTGGCCAGCACCTCGTTCATTTTCGGAACGATCACGTTGCTGTAAGCGTTCAAGAAATCGGACTGGCTGTAGTTGCCGCTTGCCATGTTGGCCAGCGCTGCGCGCTGTTCTTCGTTGAGTGTTACGGCCTGGCCGCTAGCCAGTCGCAGCAGCTCGTTGGCGACGTTTTTGACAAGCGCACGGTTGGTCTTGCCTTCCTCGCCAATGAAGGGGCCGCTAACGTCCATGCCCATCAGTTTCAGGTCTGAACCGTAACCAACGCCGGGGAGGCTGGATTCCCCACGATTGGCATAGCTTGTCAATCGATTATTAAGCTGCTCGATGCCGGAATACAGGTTGGTGACGTCTTCCAGGCGCTTGCTTAGGGTGGTGGCGCCGGTGCTGGTTGCCTTGTCCTTGACGTCTGCTTGCGCTTGATCGCGCCGTTCTTTGGCCTCAGCGGCTTGCTGCTGGCGCCAGCTGTTCATAAACGCGGTCTGCTGAGCCTGGTTTTGCATCGCCCACCGTTGGTTTTCAACTTGCATCCGGCGCAACTCGTTTTGGATTGCGTCTTGAGCGCGTCGGGCTTCTGCGCGTTCTTGCTGTGTCTCTGCAGTGGTCGCGATCTGCTCGTAAGCCTTGGCCTGCTGCAGCAAAAACTCGGCGCGTTTGTCTTGCGCCGCAAACGGGTCCTTGATGAATTGACCTTCAGCGGTAATCATCCCGCCGCCGACCTTTATCGGATCGCGTGCGCCAGCGGCCGTCTTAAGCAGCTGCTGTTGCAGGGGTTGATAAGACTCGCCGGCAAACTGTGCCGCCAACGCGTTCAGCATTGCACCTTCGCCTTGTTGCGCACGCTGCTTGGCAAATGCCTGCAAAGCGCTAGTGTCAGGATCTTGGTTGTACAGATCCGATCCCTGTTCGTAGAGATCCGAGGCCCTCTTGCGGTACGCACTGATTGCGCTGGGCAATACTGAGCCCTGGCCAGGCTTAACCGTGTTCGACAGCGTGCCGCTCATTGACTGCAGCGCAAACGGCAGCATGCTTTTTCTTCTTTGCTCAACATCCTGAGCAAAAGTCAAAGGCATCGTTGTCGTGTCAAATTCCATCTCAGGCCTCGTTGCCGTAGGTCGGCAGGCCGCCGTAAGGGTCCATCACCGGCGCGGTCATCCCGCCGCCCATGCCAGCACGACGGCGCTTGCGCATCTCCTCGAGAGCCAGACGCTGGCGCTCGTTGAACCCGGCCATGCCGGCATCGACGCCTTTCTGCTGCTGGCCTGCCATGTAGGCCGTGCCCATCTGCGCGATCGCGTTGGCAAGGCCTGGCGCGACATAGTGCTTGCCGACCATCTGGCCCTGCATCGGCTCCATCGCACGGCCCCGCAGGGCATCGATCATGGCTTGCTTGCGCTTTAGGTCTTCCTGCTCGGGGCGCATGGCGCCCATCTGCAGCAAGTAATCAAACATGAGATCGTCATTCATTGAAGGCCTCCGTAATCAACCATTAGGAATCCGTTGGCGTGGCACTTGACCAGGTCAGGCCGTACCTGCTGAACCTCTTGTGCAATCACACCGCGTTGCGGCATTCCCATCATTGTGTAGTCGTAAATGCCCACGCCAATCGCGTGCGTGCCCACCCGCTCAATGTTGGACTTTAACCGCCGATCACTGAACATGAACGCGGCCGATCCGAGCTGCGCGCCGGCGCCCAACAAGTTGCCAAACATGGCGTTTTGCGCGTTGGCAGCGCCCAGCTGCGCGTCGTAGCCCATTTGCGTGGCGCCCAGGATGTTGGGCGTCTCAGCGCGACCAGCGGGTTGAAACGACGGCATCTGTGGCAGGTTTACCTGTTGACCGCTAAGCAATGCGTTCATTTCGTTAAGCGACATCCCGCGTCGCTGCATCTGTTCTGCGATCGCCTGCTGGCGCAGCTGATTTTGATAGTTGGCGTAATTTTGGTTCATGCCTTGCTGCTGCTGCATGGCCTGGTTTTGTGCGTTCATGCGTGCCAAATCAAGCGCGGCGGCCTGGCCCAATGCCTGGTTGCTAAATTGTCGTGATTGCATGTCTTGGTTAAACTGCTGCCCGGCCGCTTGATTGGCCAAGTTGGCCTGGCCCATCATTTGGTTGTACAGCTGCTGCTGTGCTTGATTGCCGAAATTGAACGCGCCAAGCGTTTGCCCGTAGGCTTGATTAAGAGCTTGATTGTTCAGATTAGCGTTAGTCACGCCTTGCTGAAATTGCTGACCTAATGCTTGATTACCAGCTTGCTGGGCCTGCATCGCTTGATTAAAGGCCTGCCCGGTTGCCTGGTTGACAAACTGGTTGGCATTCAAACCTTGCTGAAAAGCCTGATTAGCCGCTGCGTTGGTAAACTGGCCGCCAGTCACGTCTTCGTTAAATGCCTGTTGGCGCGCACCCATGCCCATGTTGTACAGGCGCTGCGCCTCGTTTCCTGCCGTATCCAGCGCGTTGTAACGCTCAGCAGCTTGACGCAGATTGAGCTCGTTTAGCGCACGATTGAACGCTTCACTACCTTGCGTGAACCCTTGATTCGCCAATTTGGTTTCAAGCTGCTTTTGCTGATAGTCATGAATTGGTTGCATCCGTTCCATGAGCTGATTGGCTACCGTGTCTCGGAAGCTGCTATCAAACTGTGGCAACGCTGGGTTATCGTTGGTGTTTAGCGAACGCTGCAGCGATTCGGTGCCGACGTTGCGCCGCACATCGCCAGTCATACCGTTAAAGTTTGTACTAACCGGTTGCTGATTCACGTTGTAAGACAGGCCGCTGGTCATTGGCGACATTGACATTTGAGGGCCGCCAAAATTGAAACCACTCACAACCTGATTGCTACGTGAGTTAACGTCAGTTTGAAGGCCAGGCGTATAGTCAGTTAGGTTGGTCTGCAAACTTGCCGGCGTGTTCATTTGCGCCATCTGCGGCAAGCCGGCGTAGTCAAACGGCTGCCTGTACTCATCCCCAACGCGGTCCATGAACCCGCTGGCTAGCTGGCTGCGACCAAGCTGCGTGTCAATTTGGTAGTCGAGCGCATCTTGCAGGCCTGGCGCCAGCGAGGTGTTTTGCGTCCACTGCGTGAACGTCTGCCCGGTGGCCGGATCAACGACCGCGTTGGTGTTCCACGACTGCGTGCCAAACGGCGTATTGATGACCGGTCGGTTGGCGTAGTTTTGCGCGTTGGTCGCCCTTTCAGACGCCTGCGCCTGCGTGGTCGCTGCGCCCAAGTAATCAGGTGCTGGAGGTGCTGATGCTTTGCCGCCCATGTCTTACTCCTTTAAGCCAACGGCACTCGTTGACTGTCATCTCAAACATTACGCAGTCAATGGTTTCCGCTACTTTACGAAAACCCAACCGCTGGTTCATTTTCAACGCGTCATCAAGGTTCTTGGGTGTCAGTCCGTAGACCGCCTCGAGGCCACACGTCACAAACGGATACTCAAACGCTGCGTGCCACAGACTGCGCTTGATGCCGTGGTGGCCATCAAACGCGACGTGCATCCAGCACGCGCTGGGCGTCCAGGCGTTGTAGGCCACCGCACAGGCAAGCGTCCCATCGTCACGCATCACCGCCATCGTGCGCAGGTCCGTAGACCAGGGCAGGTTGATGCGCTTGTTCAACCATTCCCAGATCACGGGGCGTTGCTCAGGCTGATCGGTGACTAGCTGCATGATCACTCAAGCATAAATTGATGCAACAACCTGTTACTGTCACCACCTCCGCCGCCACCTCCTCCGCTGAAGCCGCCGGCGTCCCAGCCATCCCAGCCAAAATTGAAGTCGTACCCGGGATCAAAGAAGTCGATGCTGCCAACGTCATTAAACGGGTCATACATCTCGAAAAGGCCGCCCAGGTCGTTCGCCTGGCCGAGGTCGATGCCGGTGCCTGTGTCTGCTGGCGTGCTATCGCCCCACAGATCGTTGGTGTAGTCAGACACGTCGTTTTGTGGGCTCCACGGATCTGGGTCGGTGCTGTCGTCGTGGATCGGGTCAAGCGGCGTGCCTTGATCGACAACTGGAGGATCGGGATCTTGCCAATCGCCCCACTCGCTCCATGAGTCGTCGCCATTACCGTCGCCAAAATTAATAATTCCGTCGCCTTCAACAACGATGTTGTCGCCGGCTTTCAATTCAGCGCTTGCGTTTTGATTGCTTGTATCAGTATCGGAATTAGACCAGTCGCCCCATTCGCTCCATGAATCGTCGCCAGTGGTTGTTGAAACAAACGTGGGATCAGGCGTGACAGACCCATACGTTGGAATAAATGTTGGGTCTGGAGTCACCGATCCGTAGGTGGGAATGGTCGTCGGATCAATTGTCGGATCAGGCGTGACTGAACCGTACGTTGGAATGATTGTTGGATCAATCGTCGGATCTACAGTCGGATCTACAGTCGGATCAACTGTTGGGTCAACCGTTGGGTCAACTGTTGGATCAGGCGTGACAGATCCATACGTTGGAATGGCCGTTGGGTCAGGATCGGTTGGATCAAACGGGCCAATGACAATCGGCGTACTACCACCAGGGCCGATTACGATCGGCCCACCACCACCGCCGCCAGTTCCACCGCCCGTATTGCCACCGCCCGGTGGCGTCGGATCTGTCGGAGTGATCTTCAGAATCGGCGGTCGGTTTGACAGACCTTTTGGCACCGGCTTGTTAAAATTAGCTATAACCGTTGAATTTTTTTGATTGGGCAATAAACGCACGCCAGGGTTGTTGCTAAACGGACCTGTATTAGCGTCGCGCAACATGCGAATCAATTCGCTTTGATATAGCAACCCATCTTTGCCATAGGATGGCAAATTTGCCGTTACTGGGTCAGCCTTTATAAACGCGCTTGGTAAATTTGAAGTAGCCATCACATCACCCCACCGAGTTCAGTCATCATGTGCGCGGCCGTGAACACGGTTTCAGGCATCCCGCGCACCTTCATGCGCAGCGAGCCGTAGTAACCCAGGCCGCTGCTGCCGTACCAAGACTGGTAGGTGTTCTGTCCGACCCACACTGCGTAGTTCCACAGCGACGTGTCCCAGATCGCGTTGTTGGTACCGGCAAAAAACGGCGAGCCGCCGACGCTGTTGAACTGGAACTGCGTGTTGACGATCAGCTTGACCGAGGGCGCTGCGGTCGCAATAAACACCGGCCGCACCATGCCAAACTTCTTCAGTTGCGCTGGCGTTCCAAATGCTTGGAACGACGTCTGCATTTCGCCTTCGACGTAGTTGCCGCCGGCGCCGACTGAGTCAACGCCATCAAGGTTGCCGTACAGGCCCTTGCAAGTCAGGCCGTCGGTGGTTCCAAAATAGAGCTGGCTGCCGATCACGGCGGCCGACCGCATCGGGATGCCCGCAAAATCGCACCAGGCGCCTGTGATCACGTTCATGGCGAACTGCTGATACGTACCAGCCTGCGCCGGCAACTTGATCACCAGCACCTCGGAGCCAGGCACCACAAAGACGTCCCAATACTTTTCGTTGATCAGCTGCCGCACCAGGGGCGCAAACACCGACTGAATCTTTGACGCCGGGCCCACCTGCTGGTCTTGGGTGTACTGACCGCTGATCAACCTGGACATCGGCACCAGGCCGAGCTCGCTGACGATCATCACGTCACCGCCAAACGGCGTGAAGTAACGACCATGCCGCGGCACTCGGCCTACGTACCAGGCGCCTTTCAGTTGGAAGGTTGTTGCGCTGGTCGGGTCAGTGCCTTCCCACACGCCGACGTCGCCCTCGGTGCCAATTGCGACCAGGTAGTCGTCAACGCTGAATCCGGCATCGATTGTCCAATTGAACAGCGCCGACACGTAACCGCCGTTGCGCAAAATCGAGCCCATTGGAAACGACGTGACCGTGCCGGTGACTGCGTCAACGTTGTCCATGTAGTAGACGTTTGAGTCGTTCTGGAACGTGAACCAGACGCGACGCTTCCACACGGCCACCGTCCGAACAGCCGTGGTCATGTTGGTGGTGGTCGA